AGATAGAAGCATCAGCTAACGGAACTGGTATCGTTGCTTTAGTGTCTAGTTTTCAAAATAGCGCTACACCAATCGCTCAAGGATTTAATCCAGCAGGAGATTTTACCGCTAGTACGTCGTATTCTACGAACGATATAGTATCGTTTACAGACGGTAACAGCTATTTATCAAGAACAGATGGTAATTTAGCAAACACTCCTAGTTCATCACCGAGTAGTTGGCAAGTGTTGTCTCAAAAAGGTAACACAGGAGCCGTTGCTTCGATAACAGCGGGAACAGGTTTGACAGGCGGTACGATAGACACTAACTCATCTACTGGTACTTTTGCAGTAGACACAACCTCAATTTCAACCAAAGCAAGTGCGATAGTGTTTGCGATGGTATTCGCTAAATAGGAGTAAAAGATGGCAAATCCAAACATAGTAAATACTACTGAGATACAGGGGAAAACTCAGACATTTGCTTTAGATGTATCCGAAACCACTTTATTAACTGCATCCGCTAATTCTGTTTATAAAATAAACGTGATTCAAGTTGCAAACATAGATGGTGTAAGTGCGGCAGATGTAACAATCAAGTATGACGACGGTGTTAATAACAGAGCTATAGTTTCAACACTTAGCGTACCTGCTGATGCGGCTGTCGTAGTAACTGATAAGAATACTGGTTTTTATTTAGAAGAAAACGATTCTATAAAAGCTAGTGCCGGAGCTTCTGCTGATTTAACTTGTATGATTTCTTATGAACGTATTGTTTAAGGGGAAATTAAGTGAGATACATAGGCGGAGTTTTATCTTCTGTTGAACCTGAAACAACATCTACTAGCGCTAGTGGTGTTTTTACTTTAAACGACTACGCTCAAAAACTCTCTGCGACAAATCTCCCTGTTCCGCAATTAGGTGTACAAATTCTAATAATTGGAGGAGGCGGCTCTGGAGGAGCTGGTTCGTCTACATCGGCTAGAGGCGGTGGCGGGGGTGCGGGAGGTTTGCTTCAATCCCTAGACTACTCTTTCAAAATAAACAGAGGAGTTACATACACCATAACTGTAGGTGCTGGAGGTAGTAAAGAAAATTACACATCATCTAACGGTTCTAATTCTGAAGCTTTTGGTGCAGTCGCCATAGGAGGCGGTCACGGAGCGATAGGGTATGCGGCAAACTTTGCCGGAAATGGTGGCTCTGGTGGAGGAACTTCAAATACAGACCAAAGAGCGGGTCATTCTATTCAACAACCTGTTTTGGGTTTGACTGCATTTGGTAATGATGGCGGAAATATTTTTGGTAGACCGAATGTAAGCCCTTATAATGCTCGCCCTAGTGGGGGTGGAGGTGCAGGAGAGCGAGGTAGTACAGACCAGATTTATACAGGTGGCGATGGAATTTCTAATACAACTTTTGTTAAATCAGACGGCTCTACATTTTATGGCGAAGGTGGTGTTTTTGCAGGTGGCGGAGCACCTGGAATAGATTTTAATGCTAATCACATTTCTTTGGGTTATTCCGTAGGAGGTGTTGGCGGAGGAGGCGATGCTCAAGGTGATAGTGCTACTATATCTAATTTAGTTAGTGCGGGTTCTGTATTGAGATACAGTATTGATGGGTTTGCAAATACTGGAGGCGGTGGAGGCGGTTCACGAGTGCCGAACAACATAAATTGGAATAAGGCATTGGGGCCAGGAAAAGGCGGTTCTGGAATAGTTATTGTGAGATATCCAGATAATTTTCCTGCGGCTACAGTTACAGGCTCTCCCGAAATAGTAAATGCAAATGGTAATAGACAATATGCGTTTTTAGCATCTGGAACATTTAAGGTAGATTAATGGCACATTTTGTTAGATTAGATAGTAATAACGTAGTAGTAGAAACAATTGTAGTTCCTGATGAAGCTGTTACTGATAAAAACGGTCAAGAAAATGAACAGTTAGGAATACAATGGTTAAAAAGATTAAGAGGTGGTCAAGGTGTTTGGAGAAAAACATCTTATAATAATAGTGAAAGACGAACTTTTGCAGGTGTAGGTTATAAGTACGATACAGTCAATAATGTTTTTATACCTCCAAAACCTTTTGAGTCTTTCGTTTGGAACTCTTCATTAGAACAATGGGAGCCACCAGTAGCCATGCCTAGCGATAACAATTCTTATCGTTGGGATGAGTTTAATAGAAATTGGAAAAAAGTTGAGGAATAAACATGGGATTTAAAGGCAACATAATTAAAGCAAAAAGAACTTTACCTACAAAGGAAAGCGCTTCTGGCGTATGGAAAATAGAAGATGTTGCCGAGGCAAAGCAAAGAGACGAGTGGCCTGACAACGCCACTCAAAGAGATGCTTATGCGGCAAACACTCCCTTTATAATTAAAGCCGATGGTAACGATGGTGGAAATAATGATGTAAGAGGAGCAGGTGCTTTTATAAATGTATCAAACCACAATGCTGGAACAGGGTTTTTAGATAATCAAGGCCCGTCTGCAAAAGATACCTATCATTTTAAGTATTTTCAAAGCGTAAATAATGGGTATAACCAAGACCAAAAAACTAGCCACGAAAACCCTTTTGAAAAAGAAGGATACTATTCCTACAAATTTAATAATTCATATGTTGGTAGTAGAGCAATTTTAAATGTTGATACTTATTGGTCTAACAGAAACCAAGAATTTTATTGGGGTAGTGCTGAAGGTTGCTTTGAGTTTTTTGCTAAAAGTGATGGAAATGTAGGAGAGACAGAAGCCACTAATAATCAGATGTTTATAACAAACTGGACTAGTAGTGTTTATGGCAACACTACTGAACAAACTCAATTTGCTTTACAAGAAGAAGTAAGTAATAACAGAAGAATATGTTTTTCTTGGGGTGCTAACAGCACTAATGTTAATGCTCCATTCATAACATCTGAATATCCACATCGAGGTAGAGGTTGGTATCACGTTTGCGTAACTCGTGATGAAAGCGAATCAAATTCTAGGTTTAGGCTATTTATTAATGGAATGTTAGCTGGAACAAATACTAGAGCAAAAGGCGATAGTTGGGGCGGATATGACGGAAGTTATTCTACTTGCGTAGGAGACGCATTAGGTGCTCAAGGAAGTTATCACTTTAGAGGTTACATGAGTAACTTACGTTCTTGTAAAACCATACCTTCTGAATATGTAACTACTGCGTCTGTAGTAGGTACTCATTGTTTTGACCCACCGTTTGATAGACTAACTCCAAATTCTCAAGGAGCTAGTTCGTGTTCATATTTAGGTTTAAATGCTCCTTTCTTGAAAAATTCTTATACAGGTTGGACAGATGGTTTTGAATCTAAAAATGGACATCTTGTTACTGCTACTCCCACACATGAGGTTTCTAACTGGAGACCTTTAGAAGATATTAGAGGAAACTCTTGGACAGGAACCTGGAATAGTGGAACTAAAACAGTAGGTAACTGTGCAGATTTTGCTCCTGAAGTTAGAAATTATAGTCCTTTTCATGGCGAAGGAAAAACCTTTACGCTTCAATTAGGAAGCGCTACTGGCGTAGCACAAGGCACAGGTTATTGTTTTGAAACTGAATTTGGTTCTGTAGGAAGTGCTTTTGTCGGTGAAACAATAACCATGTGGGAAGGACATAAATATTATTTTGACCAAGACCATTCAAGTAATCAATCAGAACGAATTGCATTTTCTATAACAGAAGACGGTGTGCATGGTGGTGGTGTTGAGTATACTGATTTTGTTTCCGCAGAAGGAACTCCAGGTCAGTCTGCGGCATTTACTTGTATAACAATACCTAGTGGATTTACAACTAATATAGCACCGAGATTGTATTATTATTCTGCGGGTGCTCCTGGTCGTGGAGGAAAGATACAAATAGGAAAACCATATGTACCAAAATCAGACACTTTAAATTACGGTTCTGAAACTTTTGAGCCAGGTACAATAGGTTATAGATTTTACTCTGGCATGGAGACGGGTTTATATGACCCAGACAGAACAAAAGCATTTATGTTTTCCGCTAGAGAAGCATACTGTTTTGAAGGTTGGTGGAAATGGGAAAGAGGAAATGGACTTGGTTTTTTAGCAACTAATGGTTTATTCGGTGCATATAATTACACAGGTGCTCCTCCAAACAACACACGAAATCTTATTGTAAGATTTAGAGAAACTACAGGAAATCCTAATTTTTCTGTGTATAGAGGCGATACGACTGTTCCAATATTTGACCAAGATTTGTGGAGAAATAATCCTCAAGAACACGCACCAATTTGTTTAGGGCAATGGTATCACATAGTTTTTTGTAGAGGGAAGCCACTACCCGGTCAAAACCAAGCCGTTCATGGAATATTTATCAACGGAAGAAACATTAATGATGGTCAAGCTACCTTGTGGAACTTAGGTAATAATCACGAAAACTCAACTTATCATAAAGAGGGTTTTGCTTTAGGAGTACCACATAATAATAGTAATTTACCATTTGCTCAAACGATTAGAAATAGGAGAGGAAACTTTCCAAATCACGATGGAAATGCTGGTTCTAATAATGTGAAAGTATCTAACTTTAGATATGTTAGAGGTCATTCTGTTTATAACCCATCTGCCGATAGTATTTATATTCCGTCATCTCCTTTAGCTGTATACACAGGAATTGACGATGCAAATACACATACGCAATCTACAGCCGATGGAACTTCTACGGTAGTGCTTACTTTCCAAACAAAAAATGACAGAAGGTCAAGAGGTATAACAGATAAATCTCCACAACAAAGAAGTGTTCAAGTTGGAGCAGGTGGAGGTAATCAACACATTGAATGTGGTATGGGTAGGTTTAGTCCATTTATAAAACCGTATGGTTATTGGTCGGCTTATTTCAGGCAGAACTCTTATTTAGAACCTACTAAAAACGCAAGTAGTACTTTATTAGACGGAGTAAATGGTGATGATACTTTTACCATTGAAGCGTGGATTATGTATACTGCTCCTTCTATCACAACTAGTGGTAATGATGACCAGTTTAATTACATCATTGCAAAGGGTTTAGGAACAAATATAGGTAAGGGACTTGGAGTTACTACTGACGGTAAACTTAGGTTTATTTATTACAGCGATACAACTGCATCTCACGTTATCGTAGAATCTGCGGCTGGACTTATAAAATTTGGGCCTTGGTATCACGTTGCCGTATCAAATGCGGCAGGTTCAGGAAACTTAAAATTATTCTTAGACGGTCAACAAGTAGCATCAGGGACATACGGTGCAACTTCTACACAAAACGGTGGTGTACCTAGAATCGCTATGGGAGATTACAATAATAGAAACTCTCAAGGCTTTACAGGATATATAAGTAATCTACGTCTTTCTAATTCAACTAGATATACAGGTTCTTTTAGAAGACCAGATAAACCGTTTGTTGACGATGCAAATACAACTTTGCTTTGTTTAAATAATTACAGATGGACAGATGGAAGTAGTAATAATAGTATATTTAATTTTCCATTCGGTTCTCCACAGGTTAATCCTATGAATCCTTTTATGGAACCTACCATTGACTATGACCCAGACGTTCATGGTTCTAGTTGGTATTTAAGAAACAATCATTCTAGTGCTTCACAATTTACTCCACTTAATGACCATTGTTGGTTTGTAGAAACCATTGACCAACAAATGGAGCCAGAAAGAGCCGATTACACAATGGAGTGTTGGTTATATCACGAAGGAAATAATTGGAGTTCAGACTCACAAGTAAAAGGTGGAAGACCTGGTTTTCATACAAACGGTACAGGAGGTAATTTAACTATAAGTGCTACTGATGTACCAGAACACCATTGTCATCCTTTTACATGGAACCATTTGGTTGTTCAAAAAGAACAACATAGTCCTGCTACTAGCACTACTGGCAGTTACGGTAATGTATGTAGATTTTCTTTATACTTAAACGGTAATCGAGTTTATGAAAACACATCATGGCCTTTACGACAGTATAATAATTCTGACCGTTTGTACTTTGGTAGAAATATAGATGCAGTTGCTAGTAGAGTGGATATTATGCACATGGGCGAAACTGGAGGGAACACTAATAAATGGTTCTGGTTTTTAGAGGGTACTTCCTACGGTGGTATGAGAGGTTATATATCTGATATAAGATATATTAAAGGAAAAAATACTTTCCCTGCTTCTAAAACTACATATGACGTTCCTACAAAACCAACTACGGTGGATGCAATGTCTCAGTTTCATTTAGATTCTAGTGGAGCCGCCATACCAAACGTAAGAAATAACAGCAATATACGAACTGTGTTTCAGGCACAAGCCGCACAGAATATACCCGCTAAGTTTGGTAGTGGCTGTATGTATTTCCCTGACGATGGTCTTTCACATATAAGCACTCCGTTAGATATAAATAATTGTATGGAGCGTTGCTCGTTTACTATTGAAGGTTTTGTTAAATTTGAACTGATATATAGGGCAGCGGTAGCGGAACCTGATGCTAAACAGGCTATTGGAAGTACAGCTCAACAAGAATTAGGTTTCTTTCATATCATAGACAGAGGAGATAATTTTAATAACAACAATAACGGTTTAGGTTTAAGACTATCAAGAGGTAATAGTTTTGTTATGAGTTATGGTCTTACAGGAACCACCGTGGCTGAAAATGTTGTAGGGCAACCAGAACAGGCGGCAGGAAATTCTGCTATGCACACTTACAATACTGATGTGTTAGCTGAAGCAGATTTTGCATCGGACGATGAAACAGAAGCCTTTGTAAGAGATGGTAAGGATATGCCTCGTTATCACAGAAGAGATGAAAGAAATACAAAAGCACCTTGGTATCACTTTGTTGTATGCCGTGATGCTACGTTAGCTACTAATAATTTAGTTTTTTATTGGAACGGTAAGAAAAAACTTTTTGCTACTGATTCTACAAATTATCCTTTAACACATCCTTTCTTGAAAATAGGTGCTCAATTTGTGGCGACTAATTGTTTGAGTGGTTGGATGGATAACTTTCGAGTAACCAAGGGAATTTGTAGGTATGATGTAACTCAAGATACTATAACCGTCCCAACTGAGGACTTTCCTGAATTTTAATGGAGATATAAATGTTAATCGCAAAAGTAGAAGGTAATTTAGTCAATGAGGTAGCACATTGGTCTAGGTGGTTTTCTGTCCAACCAAGTGCTTCAAAATTAACTCAACTAGGTTATAAACAAGTAACCGATAGGGTTTATCATGACCCATCTACACAAAAACTCGTATCTACCCCACCTTATGTAGATGGTGATTATGTAATTACAGTAAGGGTAGAATCTTTGACTACGGCTGAAATTGATAGTATGAAAAATTCTGTTTTAGCTAACATACGAGGTCAAAGAGATGAAAAACTAGCAGAAACAGATTGGCAAGTTCTAAAAAGTTTAGAAAGAGGCTCTGCAATAGGAACAGCTATGCTTACATATAGACAAGCATTAAGAGATATTCCTAGTGAAATCGGTGATAACGACCCTAGAACTTGGGACAATTGGCCTACGTTGGATGAATAGAGTTGATAGACCCAATAACAGCACTTTCGGCAGCGTCTGTTTGCTACAGCACTCTGAAAAAAGCAGTTGCGTTAGGGAAGGACGTAGAGGAGATTTATGGCACTTTATCTAAGTGGGCAGGACACATTGAGGATGTAAAAGAAGTAATTTCACAGGAGAAAGATAGACCAGGAATATTTAAAAAACTAAGTTATAAAAAATCAGCAACTCAAGAA